TTGGATAAAGAAACACAAAAAGAAATGAAAAAAAATCAAGAACTGATTGACCATTATGATTATTTAAAAAATGCCGCTTCCTCCACAGACTGCACCGGACTGATCCCGGCGCTGCCCGAATCCGAGGACGAGCTTGATGCCTACAATGATGTTTATCAATATCAGACTCCACTCGTCAAACCAAAATCATAGAGGGAGCACACCCGGTTACTGTTCAGTAACACACCCACTCTCCAATCACGATAATTTGACAAAAAACGTTGTTCTTCGTCAAACAAAATGCTATAATGTCTTTATCGTAGGTAAAACGAGTCACAACAAGTGATACAAAGGAGAGATATAAATAATGAAATGCCCAAAATGTGGAAAGGATGTCATTTTACAGAAAAAGCAAGTAGGGGTTGATGAAAATGGCAATCCGGTTTTAAACGAATACGCAATCTGCAAAGACTGCAAAAAACAATGGAATCTTGACAAACAACGTGCAAAAAAATCGGCTCCTAAACCGGCTGCTTCTGTAGCAAAACATACAGAAGCAGCTCCAAAGCAGGAGGCGCCAAAAGCACCTGTAGAAAAAACAGAAGAAACAAAAGCAACAGAACAAAAGAAAATCGCTGAGCACACAGACGAGCCAAAACAGCCTGTACAGAAAAAGAAGCGTCCAGCTTCCGAAAGACCTGTTTCTGAGCATTCCGAAAGACCGAAAAAGAAACGTCCGGTCTCTGATCATTCTGAAGAAGCGCCTCGGAAAAAACGTCCTGATTCCGAAGCTTCTGATGCTGTACCTAAGAAAAAACGCCCGGCTCCTGCAGATTCAAAAACAAGAGTGATTTCTGTTCCGGAAGAATTCAAACAGGAACCTTCCGAAGAAGGGCAGCGTTACGGTAATATTCCTTCTGAAAAAGTACGTGCAAAACGTGAACGTGCAGTGAAAAAAAGTTACGAGGATATGCTTGCATCTGATCCGGACAGAAAGTCTGTACACAAACGCAAGCCGGCGCCGAAGCCAGTAGAAGAACCGGAAGAAATCGAAGACGAGGAAGAATATGAGGATGATTACATCACTCCAAGATTCCGGGTACTCCGTGTGATTTTCGGACTTCTTTCTATCGTAGCGTTTGGTTTCTTTACATACAAAGGAGTGATCAGCGGACTGGACAGCATTACCTCCGGAAGTAATTCCAACATTGGTACTTTCTATGTCATCATGGCACTTTGCATGCTGATCTCCGGACTGCTTCTTCTCATTCTTCAGAAGAGCAATACGATTTTTGCATTCCTGCTCCCGATGCTCTTTTATATCGGATGCAGCGTGATCGGTTTCCTGAAACATGGTGATGACAAGATGCTCTTATACAGTGCGATCGCATGTGTTGTACTTGCAGTGATCTTCCTGATCCTGACGATCTTGTCCAGACGTGACACTGAGGAAGACGAAGACTTTGATGATTATGATGATCCATTCGAAGAGGATCACGATAACTACTAATTTTAAATTATAATTTTATGCCGGTCTGATTTCATTCAGACCGGTTTTTTTCACGCTTCTTTTTTTCCGGCATATACTTTTAGTAACATCTTTAAAAACTATGGAGTGCTTATGAAAAAAAGAATTCTCACATTTCTTCTTGCCGCATCCATGATCCTGCTTACGGGATGCCACTCTTCAAACAACAGTACCCCGACCGGCGGCAATCCGGATTCTTCCAAAGAGGAATTGACAAAACTCACCTTAAATGAAGTTGCACACTCAATTTTCTATGCCCCTATGTATGTTGCCATTGAAAAAGATTATTTCCGGCAAGAGGGCATTGAACTGGAACTCGTCACAGGATTTGGGGATGTATACTTAGTACAAAGCAAATGATACAATATTCTCAGGACGGCAACTCCATCCGTCCAACACTCATATACGCCGCCCGTAAAAAGGTGTGCATCATTTCGGTTGTCAGGATCATCCCTTCTGGCAGCCGGAATTTAAAAGTATTACCGGGTATCTCCAAAAACTCTTGATATAGTAAAAACGTATCGTAAGATTCGTAGATTTGATATTCCATATCTATCCCCTCCATTTATTCCATTATATCATAAAAATATTTTAAAAACTTTTCATTTTCCTATTGACTTTACGCCTTATAAGACGTATAATAAGGCCATAAGATAAAGCAAAGGAGATACGAAAAATGAAAAAATACAACTTATCAAAAATTATGAAAAGAGCATGGGAACTGGTAAAGAAAACATCCTTCGGAATCTCCGAAGCTTTAAAGAAAGCATGGAAAGAAGCGAAAATGGGAGGAACAAAAATGACAGGAACAGAGAAACAGATCAGTTTTGCAAACGATCTGATCAAAAAAATGAACGAGCAGTTTGATGCTCTGATCGCAGAGTGCAAGGCAAAATATCCGGAAAGCGTGAGCATGTGGGAATCTCGCAAGGAAGAATACAACAGAATCCTTTCCGAATCTGATGCCGGACTCGTAATTGATCTGCTGAAGTGGAACAATGAAACAGCTTACATGAAATACTACCAGAGACTTATGTTTGATCTTAAACACGAACGCAATACAATGTGCAGAAGAATTTTAAGTGAAGTTTACGGAAAATAATTACAAGAAAGACATTGTAGCAAGACGCAAGTGATGTATATGCTGACCTATCGGCTACGGGGAGAAAGAGGTAGAAAAATGAAAATCAATGGAATCGGAACAATTAAAAAAGAAGAAGCAATGAAGATTTTAACGAGAGAAGGAAGGGAGGCAGTTAAATCTGGGGAAATTACAACTGAAGAGCTTGGACGCATGTATAAGCTGGAAATGGTTAAGAAATTATCTAAAATCGGAAAATACGGTTGTACGTTTGCCGAAAATTATAATAGAGTGCCGCAAGAAATCGCCGATAAGTTATCACCGGAAGAGATTGCCGAATTAGTAGATAGTTTTTATGATTGCTATAGTGATGGGAGAAAGAGGGGTGAATAGAATGAGGGAACATTTAAGCAGCGTGCAAAGATTAAGAAAGGCTACAGGGCTAACGCAACAAGAACTTGCCAATAAGACTGGTATTAACATTCGGCAGATACAGAAATACGAGTACGGAGAGTACGATACCGGAAAAATGATGCTCAGGAACGCAATTGCTCTGGCAGATGCGCTGGAATGCGATGTACGGGAATTGATCAGATAAAAAGAAAAGGATAAGCATTAAGCCTATCCCTATCTTTTAGCTATTTAAAGCTACTTCTAATATTTCAATCCGCGAAACTGTGATTTGCTCAGTCTCCGCAATACAGAGCATCATCTGTATTGGACGGATTTATAATATCACATTTATCCGGATATGTAAATACATCCAGAAAATTTATCTAACAATTGTAAAGTTTCCCCTCAGAGAGCTAATCTCCGAGGGGATTTTTATTAGATGGTTTTGACTGGATCCCGATACAATGGGTTTATTAGTCTCACATGCCATGGTGCACTTTTCCCCCAACTGTAGCATGGCATATCCTTTCCAAAGTTATCCTTATAAATTTGCTGAATGATTTTTAACTCGTCAGGGTGTGCTAAAGCTGTAACCACTCCATCATGCATCCAATAAACACATCCTTTTCCCTCTACTGTAAACATACACTGCATATCCTCTACTCCTTCCTGATCTGTCGTTGTGCTTTGGTTTCCGTTCATAAGCTCCTTGATACGGTTAATAAAATAGGCTTTTGTCTGCGCTGCACCGCCGTGAATCTCCACTGATCTGTGCGGACAAGCGGTTGCAAACACTTCCTGATGCAATCGGATTGTGTTTTCATTAGGCGTGATTCCATATTGCTTACACTTTTGAGCGCACCACTGTAAAGCGCGCTCCTCATTTGCTTTAAATGTGTTCAAATCTCCCATACTCTGACAAACTTCGATGCTCAGGTAATTTATATTGCCGTCTGTATTTCCGCAATGCCAAGCACAGTTTGCGTCATCCTCTACCTGCCTAACACCATCGCTACCGCAATATGCGTGAGCGAACCCTTTTTCTTTGTTCTGACTACCATTTGCTAAAGAATTAGCCCAATAAGCTGCATTCAGAGAATTGCCACCTGCATCATTGTGGATAAAAATACCGACAGGATTCTTCCCTCTCCTGCCGGCAATTCCTCTACAGATACTCATTACTCCTGTTCCTCCTGTTCTTCTGTCTCAAATACCTTTTCCAGTTCCTCTGCGGATACTCTGCCAAATTCGTTCTGTTCGCTCATGTTCTCACCTCCTTGCATAATAAAAGAGAGCCTGTTTCCAAGCTCTCCAGAATCTATTTATATGTAAGCGCCCGATCTGAATCTCCTGTTCCCGGTGTTGTTGGGTCTACCACTACACCAAGGATCGCCAGAATCGCAAAGAGTGCATTGATTACAGTCAATAACTTATCTCCAAGGTCTCCAAGGTCGATGGTAAGACCAAACACTGCCGCAATTGCCTGTATCAACAGCAACAGTGCCGGGATCAGTGCTACCCAAAATGCCTTGTTTTTAATTCTTACAATCCAGTTAATCTTTTTCATTTTACGTCCTCCTTAAAAAAGCATTGCTGCTACTGCACCGATAATAGCTCCAATGAGAGCGGTAACAACCCCATCCCATCTCTTAGCTGGTGTCTGCTCCAGATGCGTCACTTTTGCAGTTAACTGCACCAGTGTCTGGTTCATAAAGCCGACCTCTTTGGTGAGCCCCACCATTTCCTGTGCTAATTGATGTACCACGCTCACAACGTCCTCTGCTTCTTTCATTCGATGCTTTAATGAGCCGATTTCTTTTCCGTGCTCTGCAAGTTTCACTTCTACTTCATTTTCTGTCATGTTTTCCCTCCGGTTTTTTAAGTATAAAAATAAGACCATCACGGTCTTGCTCTAATCTCCATATTCGCTCCTTTAATCAATCATCTGTAATCCACGTGAACGTTGCGTGACGTTCTGTCCATCCGGCATTCTCCACATAAATCTTGATCCCCCCATCTTTTCCTATACCGTATCTTCCCGTTCCAAATATGTTAGGTCCTGAAACTTCACTATAGGGAGCAAAGAAATCCATAACCGGTCGATATCCTACTGGAATTTTCACCTCGTTGAATGGCCCGTATTCGCCACTTCCCGGAAATTGTGCAATCATTGTGATCTTGCATGTTACCATACATCCTCTTCTTTTCAGCTCCACGCGAATGTTATTAGCGGAGTTTGTACTTGTATATGGACCTTTCACGGTGCCGGAATCGTAATTGCGATACGCATATATGCTTATACGTGGGGATACAGAATTTCTTGCATATATCATTTCATCCTCAAACTGGATTGTCGTTGCTTTTCTTGTATTTTCATTTGTAAACATGATGTTTTGCAAGTTCACGTTCATAGTAGCTCGATCTGTTGTCGGAGCCTTACCAGAGAAAGCCAAATACGCATTACTCAATGACGCAACATTTTCCACTGCTCCTTGCACGATTTTCTTGCTAATAATCTTTCCGGATGTAACATCGATAAGCATTGTTCCATTCTTATCCTTAATAAGTCCGGCAGTCACAGTTCCGAGATTTGCGGCAATCGCACTTAACGTCTCTACATTCAGATTCTCTACAGAAATGTAATAGATCACCCATTTACTTCCATCCCATCTTTTAATCGGCTCTCCGCTTGCAGTCTGCCAGAGCTGTCCAACCTTTGGATTTTCCGGAGCTGTTGAAGACACGATAATGCCGGAATCCCCGTCTGCTCCATTTTGTCCGTGCACTCCGATAATCACGGGAGTTGTCTTGGTGGATGATCCGTCTGTGTAGGCATAGACTTCGTAGCTCCACAAATATTTTTTTACGTCCGTCATGTCCTGCTTTGTAGTGCTCCACCCAGAAGAGGATGTTGTGATTCCGGTACTCTTTTCGGATGCAAGGTAGTACTTTGTAATAGATTTAATTCCAACACCGTCTTGGCCATCATCCCCTTTGTACTTCGACCACTGATAATCTGCGGGATTACTACTTTCTGTCGGTACTTCCTTGTTGTAGGCGAATCCGATGTAATATTTTCCATTCGGGCTGTCAGACATCCCGTTTCCGCTGGCATCATCCGCATATCTCACCCACGTATAGTAAGTTTTCCCGTCATCTCCGGGCTTCCCTGGTACTCCCTCTCCGGTGATTCTTGCCCACTGGTAATCTTCCGGATTATTGGACATTACCGGAGTCTCCTTATTGTAGGCGATTCCCAAGTATTCTTTTCCGTCCGGACTACTGGACATTCCATTTCCATATTCGTCATCAGCAAATTTAAACCATGTGTAATAAGTTGTTCCGTCCTGACCATCCTCTCCGTCCATTACATCCGTGATCGTGACCTCGTAATACCCACGTTTTATCCCATTTTCTATAGCCTCAAACGAGTACACCGCCTTTGTATCCACGTCCGTAGCATTTACCGTAACGCTCTTACCAACATAAAACTCATGCCCATCCTTGCTCCATCGGAATTGTAGCTTGTCTGCCACATCCACGCCGTTATCGTAAGCGTAAGCGGTCAGAGTAGTGCTACCGGTGCCATTTTTAAAGATAACGCCGTTGTTTGTTGAGATAGAGCAAGTATAAACCTTATTTTTATTAATAAGGTCTTGCATCCTCTGTAATAAGCTGTCCGAAATTTCCGATGTCAGCTCTTTGTAGTTTGTAAATACCGTCTTTGCAGTTTTTGGATTGGTAAGACTCCTGATCTGTTCTGATACTCTTGCCTGTAGATAAAGGACTGGTGTCCACTCCTGATCCTGCATCCTTACCGTATCCCCGATGTTGGTGTCAAAATATCCGTCCACCTCGTAAGTCACCACCGGTTCAGATGCTGTTTTAAGATCAGACAGAGCCATGCTATAGAGCTTGTCCTTGCTGTCTGTATCGTACTCTTTACGCATCAGGATATAAGCATCAGCCTTATTTACGATGTTGGATGGGAACCGGTCCCTTGCCTGTGGTGCGCGGATGATCGCACCGTCTGTAAAGTACTCGATATTGCCGTTTTCATCGTATTCTTTCTTGTCAAGACCATTGATTGTCAGACCGTCCTTTCCGGTCGGCTGGATGCAGGTGTAAAGCTTCTCGGCATCTGTGGTTTTTCGAATTCCGGTAATTCCTTTCCCGTACCGCAGTACAATGTCATTCCGGTATTCTCCGACTCCGCTGTCTGTATCGGAGTGTTTCCGATATACATTTAGGACAATCTCTTTTAAAGAGTAGTCTCTGTTCAGTACTGTCTCAAATTCGATCTCCGCAGAAAAGACATTAGCCAGGGAGAATAATCTCTTTAATACGGACGTTGTACCTGTCCATTCGTTGGTGATCCGCTTATCTGACACCTCGTTGAGACCCAATTTAAGCGTTCTCTCAGCATCAAAGACGGCGAGGTACTCTTCAAAACTCATGGCTTTTCCAGCTTTGTATTCTCCAGCATCCTCGTTAATAAGCTCAAACGACAGCGACCATGCCGTGGCAGTAATCGTCTGCTCTGTTTGGTCTGTATTTACAATGTTTAAGTAGTATGATTTCCCCTTGTAAGTAAATGCCACCTTATTCCCAGCTTTGACATGCTGTGCGTCTGGATGCTTTGCATTTACCGTAAAAGTGTAAGCATTCGCCGTACCCTGTAAGTATTCGTGTAGCTCATCATTCCAGTAGTGCATGGACTTTTTATGCCCGTTGTCCATGTACGCTACTGGCGTGTTATTTGTGCTTAGAATCGCAATTCTGATGTTATCCATTACAAATATACCTCCCGTATTTTCGCTTTAATATGCGGCGGTGGAGATGAAAAGGAAGAATAGCAGAACTGGACTTCCGTTGTTCCAGGTGGAACTTGAAAATAATCCGTCCCCGTAATCTCATCTCCTTTTGCCGGCATCCCGTTAACATAGACCTTTGTACTCTCTCCGTCTATAGTCACCACGTCACCGGCACGATACCGGTTCGGCACATCTCTGTATTTTTCCACGTTATCCTTGCGGAACCAGATACTTTTTAAATAATTGTGCGTAACCAGCTGATTTCCAAGATCTCTGCTTCCCCACTGCCCGATCCAGACCTGTATCTTCTCACACGCCATGTCTTTAATCTCCGGGATAGTAAAGTAATAATATTGTCCGTACCAAAAGATCCGTAGCCTGTCACCCTCTTTTAAAAAATCATTATGGCCGCCACCCATCTTTAAATTAAACGGGTTTCCCTCATAAGCTGTCGGCTGGAAATCCAGTGTCTTGATCTTCTTGTTTTGTGGTGCGAACCAGTCCACATGCGCCGTATTACCAACCGTATCACTCTTGTTAATAGACATAGAGCAGATCACTTCATTTTTCCCTGTAAGAAACGCAATAGTCTGTGCTCCCGTCTGCCCCATTAATCCGGTTTCAAACCAGTGCTGGGTGTAGCAGTAAAAGTTCTTTGCCCCACGTCTGCCCTCGCTGTCCACCGGGATAGTAAGTGTTTTCATTCCACCGTTCCAGAATCCGGATGTTGCCTGTCCACCTTTTAATGCCATGACGTTATATCCGGCAACATTCTTGACTTCGAGCGTTCCCTGTGTGGTGTTTTCTGGGTTCTGATAAGAGGTACCGTGATCGTCTTGAAACAGACTGTAACCGTTAAACAGTTCTTCGGACGCTTCGTAGTTCTCTCCGTCCGCTTCTTCTTGTTTCCCAAGCTGAATTACTCCATACTGGCTGACCAATCCAATAAAGCCGTTCTCGTGCTTGTGGGTAATCTCATAGTCCACATCCGTCCACTCGGTACCGTTGTTTTGGATGGTAATTGTCTGATATCCATCTTCTTGCACTCCGTCAAATGCAAATTCTGTAGTGGAGTATGCTACCCCGTCCGGGATGAGCCATGTGATCGTGCCTTTCCCAAACATTGCAACCTGTGTTATATCAAAATTACCGTCAGGGACAGCATAAAAATAGCGATCCGGATAATTCCCAAACACAAGCCTTTTCGGCTCTGTGACGTTTAGGATCTTCTGAATCGCATCATAACTTTCTAAAATATCGCCTTTAATTTCAAATGGCATTTCAAGTGTCTTTGATTTATATGTTATATAGCCAAAATCCTCTCCTTTTGCACTTTCTGCTCCGTCAAGAAGTTCTGTCTCTCTATTTACTCCGCTAAACGGAGAAAACCCGGACAATACACTCAAGTATCGCCCGAGTTCCTGATCGTTGAATTTTACAGATAAACTCAATCTCTGTCTCCTCCTAACATCTTCCGAAAACTCGAATTCTTTTCTATTTGTTTTTCCATTGGTGTCGCAAGTACTCTGGACGTCTCAACAGAATCAATTTTATTGATAATTTCAAGCGGCCGGTTTGCGAGTCTGGATAATCGATCTACTGCGTAGATTAGATCATCGTTGTTGTTGGCTTTTTGAATTCCAACGCTTTTCTGGTACGTTTGACTTCCAGCGCTTTCCGGCACTGATAACGTTACACCACTCACAGATGCGGACAACTGAGACACCACCTTACCGGATACTTTTTTCATCTCTTTGTACGGCATATACTTTTCGTACCCAGTACCTACACCCATTGCAAGGTATTTTCCGACTTGGTCTCGCATAACTCTGGACGGTGAATGAATTCCGAAGAAGTCTTTGATAGACGAAACAACGCTGCTTGCGAATCCTCCAATCTTATCAATAATCCAACCAGTCATGTCGGATATTCCGTTCCACAACCCCTGCACAATATTGCTTCCGATTGATGCCATCTTACCAGGCAGCGTCAGTATTGCCGTTTCAATTCCGGACGCGATTTTAAGAGCGGCGGTTTTCACATAAGACACCATGCCGCTTATTGTGCTCCCGAGATTGTAAATTGCAGACTTTCCTATATTAGCAAGCGTTGAAGGCAGATTCTGAATAGAACCTTTAATTCCGTTTAATATGTTAGTCCCGGCTGTTTTTACAAATCCGACCATAGACGTAATGCCATCACCCAAGAACTTAATTATGCTCTTGCCAAGGTTTAACCACTGGAACGCCATCAGCGCGTCGACAATAGCTGCTATAATCTGTGGAATATTTGCAATCAGAGTCGGTATTGCCTGAATAAGTCCGAGCGCCAACTGACCAAGTAATTCAGCACCCTTCATCAGGATTGTAGGGAAATTATCATTGATTATGTTTGCGAATGTCGAAATAATTTCCGGAACTCGCTCAATCAATATCGGTATTGCACTCACAATTCCTTCTACCAATTTCTGCAACAACTCAAATCCTTTTTGAATCATCACTGGTGCAGCTTCTGCGAGCTTTTCTCCAATGCCCTGTATGAAATCAAGCACTTTCGGCAACGCTTCTGGAATTGCCTTTACGAATCCATCAATCAGATTGCTTAACAATTCATAGCCTTGCTGCAACAAACTTGGCCCCTGAGATGTTATCTGCTCGTATAGAGTTGTAATAAGTTGAGTTATAAGCAAGCCAACAGACGGTAATACCTGCATCATCCCATTTATTATTGCCTGTATGATCTGAATTCCGGATGATAATAGCTGAGGTATGCTGGTGCTGATATTTTGTGCAAATGAGCTTATAATCTGCGCTGATGCAGTTACAATTCCGGGCAATGCTTGTATAATTCCAGTTGTTATGTTGGAAATGACTTGTCCACCGATCTGCATCATTTCTCCGAGTTTTCCAGAGTTAAGTGACTGCGAAAGACTGTCCATCAACAGGTTTCCAACCTCTGGGAGTTCTTTTGCAAGTCTTGGAACAATCTGCATCAAATTATTTGTTATATTTTCAGCCGCAGCCTTTACAGCGTCTGCCAACTCCTGTGGGGAACTTGAACCATTTAAAAAGTTGTCAAACGCGGCTTTTGCGGATTGCACAGAACCCTCTATGGTAGTCAATGCTTCTGCGCTTGTCGTTCCGGCAATACCCATATTTTCCTGAATCTTGTGGATTGCCTGAATGATCTGATCAAATGACACATTGTCGAGATTTTCTATTTTCTCGTTCAAAATGCCGCTATCATTAATCAAGCGTATCATTTCAGCCTGCGTTCCACCATATCCAAGCTTCAGGTTATCCAACATTGTGTAGTTCTGCTTCGCAAATCCCTGATAAGCGTTTTGGATATCCGTCATGTTGGATCCAAATTTATTCGCATTGTCTGACATGTCTACCATTGCCATGTCTGCTATTCTAGCGGCTTCTGCGGTATTGTTTCCAAGCCCCTGTAAAAGTGATGCAGAAAAGCTTGTTACAGTCTCCATGTACTTATTTGCGGATACACCAGCTGTCTTATACGCATTGTTCGCGTTATCAATCACTGTCTGTGCGCTATCTTTAAATAGCGTCTCAACACCGCCTATGTTCTGTTCCAAGCTTGCAACAGAATCAAGAGACATTTTAGACACTGCCCCAAATGCTGCAGCAACGCCAGCTACTGATCCGGCAATCACTTTCAATCCGCCGCTTGCAACGCTGCCAAGTTTGGAAATCCCTGAATTAAATCCAGATTCGTTTATTTTTGTGTTAAATTTTAATGAGCCATCGTAACCCATACTATCCCTCCTTTATGGATAGCACAGGCTCAATGGCTCAATTTAAAGTGCTTAAATCTTAATCTCTACTTCTTTTTTACATGTCCGGCACTTAATAAATACATCGGTACAGACAGTTGCATTATCATAAATCAAGAGTTTACACCCACACACCGGACATCTATACCACTTTCTTACCAGTGGTGGTTTCTTTATTTTGTTCATCTTCATCACCTCACATGAAAGCGTTACCGATATCATAATCCGTCAGGCTCTCAGATGGTAATTGAATTGATTTCTGGATCTTTTTAATTCGTTTTCTCTCTTCTTTGTCTTTGATTTCCGATAAATCAACGCTGCGGTACATTATTCGCTGCTTGATTTCTGTATCATCAGACAGACCATCGAAAAGCATCCGGAATTTCCACCAGTGCATATATTTAATGTCGATTAAATCAATCCCATAATCCCTGAGAAAGCCGGATAATATATACGGATAATCAATGGAGTACGAGAACAAATTTTTCTTCGGCTTTTCTTGTGGTCTCCCACAATCACCTGTCTCCGCAACCTCTACGCAATTTGTATCCATCGTTATAAAGCAGGACAATGCGCTTATAGCTTCTTCGTCTACAATCACGTCATCGATAAAATATTGCTGTATGATCGCGAATTTTTGAAGAGCATCAAGCTCTTGGACTTTTAGCATGTCCAAAAGCCTGATGTATTCACGGAAATCCGTAATAACCTTGATGTTTTCACCTTTCACATTTACTGTGTTTGGTAACTCTTCATAGAAAAAATTCATATTATTTCTTTGCACGTCTCTGAGCTCTATTCGGAGTATATTTGCTAACAACAGAATTTCTTCTCTTGTTTACGGCATTGATTTCTTTTTCACATACAGCAATGAACGAATCATAGCACTCTTCGCAAACTCTCAAATTCATTTTCCCGTCAAAAAGTTTTTCAGAAGTACCTTCTCCGAAAATCCCGTCGAAAATATCATAAAACAGCAAACAATATTCTCTGGTTATTTCGGATATTTTTCCAACCTTTTCAAGCTTCTTCTCCCTCGGCTCGATGTTTTCAAATACTTTTTCATACCTTTCCAAAAACTCTACATCGTCCATATCGATTTCAAGCTCTACGTCATTCCATTTCCACTGGCTCATTGGCTCACTCTCCTTTTCTTTCATTCAGTTGCTGCGTAATCACCTTTTGTGTAAGTAACCGTCTTGCTTGTAAAATCGGTTTCTGTAACGTATCCTTCCTCGATGTCGGATACAGATTTAAGAGATCCGCTATACACAAGCGCATCCGTTCCATCTCCGTCGGAATCCGGGATAACCGCATAGGTTCTTTTTGTAGCGTAACACTTATCGCCCTTGTCACTTTTCTTGAAGAAATCGACAACTACAACCTCTACATGTGCGTCATCTCCAAGTTTTTCACCATCGTGGATTGTTGCGATTTTTTCGTGTACCGGGTTGTTTGTGTACCGGTCAAACGAATATTCAATTGCCGGCGCGTACCCCACAACGTCTGCACGCTCCGCGATCTCATCCACGTACTGTCTGGAATACTCTTTCGGGTTTTTTCCGTTTGTCATGGTTGTAAAATTCGTCATGCGTTCGAATTTTGGTGAGCTTCCAGTAGCGTCCGTGTTCATGTATGCCACCCGTTTGTGGCGTCCAACTAATTCAGACTTTTTCTCTGCCATATTTATACCTCCTGTGCATAAATTAAGCGGCACTCTATGAGATACTTGGCATTTTCACCATTCATATCGTACAGATAGCCGCTGTTTAAAGTTTCGATCGATATTGGATTCTTCTTTTCTCCGAGTTCCGGAAGATTGCCATTAAAACTCTGCTGTTCCAGCCATTCTTCAAAGCTCTGAAAGAATCCGCTGTTCTCGATGTTGATTCTTGCGTCCTGATCGTATTCCTCTTGGCTCGTAAACGCAAACTGGAACTGCTTCTTTGCTCCACCATCCATGTATCTCTGTATGATTGGGTCGCAAGGGAGAGGGTCAACAGAGTACCCCATATCCGTTCCAATGTAGTCCACGTTCACACGTCCATCACTCAAAAACGGACATGTGAGAATGTATGATCTGACGCTGTCAATGAGATTTGACATACTTAGCCGCTCCTTTCAGAATAGAGTCCTTGTGCCGGTTCTTCATGCGCTCAAACCATCGTGATTTTTCCTTATGCTCGTAATACTGTCTACGTGCATAAGGCGCAATCTGGTTGATCTCACCACTGCCGATCACGCTGCCAAGGGTTGGTGACTTAACCAGTACTTCTGTCCGTCTTGGAGTCTCCGGGTTCATACGCCGGATGCACTCAGAATCAACAAACTCCTGTGCATTTGCGAAACCGGATTCCATATTCGGTCTAAAGTTCGGATTCCAGTCGAGTCTCGCTATTGTCCTTCCTTTCAAATTTCCCTTGGAAATCGTGTAAGTTGATATCTTACCTCTCGGCGTCTCAATCTGGAATTTTTTCTTTCCTTTTGCCATTACACTCCCACCACCTTTATATGCGGATTGCCGCCAAAAGTATTGTAGTTTGCAGATGTAATTCTAGTCTTGTCCAGTCCGTCCAAGTCCTTAATCGTCTGCATGTCAACCTTGCAATCACCTTTTACAAGGTAATCATCTTTCTTAATTTTCACGCTCGTATCCGGGATTCTGACAGTGTAAGTGTCCGCTTGCTTTAATCCATCTGTCGTGATCTGCGACTTTTCATTTTTATACCACCATACCTCAGGTATGTAAGCTCGCTCCCACTCATCCAGTCTGGTTTCAGAGTTGTACTTTCTGCTGTACAGTGTTGCATCTGTGTTGGTTATCATGATTCTACCCCCATATACAAGAGTCTGGTCGGCTCAAGATAAAGCAACAATGTATCAAATATATTCCTTTTAAGCAGATCGTCTGTTGTTTCTCCATTTCCTCCGCTTTCGTAGCTGACGGAGTATCCATCCGTGTTTTCAGATGTGACCACACGTCCAGAATGCTTGCTTCTGACCTTTTCATCATTGGCAATCAAATCGCAGACAGCGCAGGTGGCAAGCTTTACTTCTTCCATTTCCATATTGTCATCAGCGCGCCCGAAGGTAATCCTTCGGACATAAGCTGATGCTGGAATAACAGATTTATCAAATTCTTCATCTGTTAAATTTCCCCTATATTCAGAGACGTAAAATGTATAATCCGCATACAAGTTCATTTGCATCAACTCCTATTTCTACTCCACTGCAGTATGTACATAGATAGCCACTTTCTTGTTATCTTTCGCCTCTGCGATACCTACGGTACGATATCCGAACTTCCAAGCATCTGCATCCTGATTCACTTCCGGAGTAATGATCTTAGATACAGTGTGCTTCTGATTCTGGATTACTGCATTCTTGTCAACAATCAAGAAATCAATCTTCTTACCGCCTGTTGTTGTAAAGCCGCCGGCTCCAGATGCTGTCAACGTGACTTTGTCGAAAAATCTTCCCTCAGGAACTTCAATCACTCCAGCCCAGCCTTCCAGAACTTTCTTGGATGCCGTTGTATCAAGGTCCTCAATATCCCCTTTGAGTGCGGCAGAGATATACAGATAACAGGTTTCCGGCTTTGCCTCCGCATTTTTAATAGCGGTCTTGCCTTTTCTAATTGCTGCAATTCCGGCTTTAGCATCTGCAATCGCTGCTGCCACTTTATTAGCAGATAGTGCGTATCCTGCATAAGATGCAAGCCTCCAAGCGTCAAGCTCCGGAACAACCTGTGTTCTCAAAAATTCTCCAGAAAGACGTCCGAAGGCAACACCTGCAGACTCGATATTGTCCATAGCGTCCACAGTGAACATACGGCCTCGATCATAAGTACATTTCTTAGTCTCGTACTCAAGTGTCACGTCACCTGCAACATATCCTGTCTGCTTATTGTAATTTGCAAGACCGGACATCGTCATTTTCGGAATCAAAATTTCATTTGCGTTTGCACCCTCTTTTACAAGTTCGTTTGGACCGTCTAATACGGCTGTAAGGGATGCCAGTTTATAAACCTCATCAAGCATAGTAGAATATGCTTTTCTTAATGCAATTGTATTTGTCATATCTTTTTACCTCATTCTTTCAAAATTATTTTTCTGCCGGAAGCCCCATAGCTGCTCTGATCGCCGAGAAATTATCTCCACCTGTGCCAGAGCCGCCAGTTGCTCCTACTGGGTTCTTAAAAGGCTCATCAGAGCCAAATAAATAAGCATCAGACTCCTTTACGGTTTCCAATGCTTTCTTGATGTCCTCAGACTGGTTTTTCGATCCTTTCAAAGCGTCAATATCAAGCATAGCCATGACCGCTTTTTCATTGCGTCCCCCGGCTGTCTTGATTGCTTCTTTGATCGTGTCGGAAAAGATGCGATCTGCTTCTTTGGCGGCATACTCAGCATCCTTGTCTTTCAGCTGCTGATTCAGCTTATCAATTTCTCCCTGCATAGCTGTTGGGTCAACATCTTTAAACTTTTCCAAAGATTCCGTTGTGGTCTCAAGCTGACTCTTATAATTGTCACGCTCCCCCTCTGCTTTGGTAGTCTTTGCCTTTTCAGCGGCAATGTCTTTCCCGTTCTCTGCCATGATTTTATCAATGACATCCTGCTCCAATCCAAGTCCTTTTAAAAATTCTGTTTTCATGTTTCCATTCTCCTTTCGCATTAGGTTGTTTAAGGTGTGTAACCATCCACCACGAATTGACTGTTTAAGGTCTCATCTACTGACCAAAAAGGCATAAAAATAATACATATCTCTATGTGCTAATCTCCTAAAGTAACGCCTGCACCTGCTCTTTTAAACTTTCCGGTACATCATCAATTGTCAAGTGTCCACCTTTGATTCTGTTTGCCAAAAACTGTGCCATAACTTACACCCCCATTTTCATAGTCGCAAGAATTAATTCCTGCACTGCCTGATCTGTGACTTCCTGTGCCGCCTGTGTTGCTTTCAAGTCTTTCTGCAATTTACCGTAGGCGCTCATACCGTCATCCACTGCTTCATACTCTTTTATTACATTCTCCTCTGTCTCCGTATATCCGACAAAGACCAGATTACTAAATCCCTCTGGTTTCTCTTCCTTGAGTGGTTTGTAGCCCTCCTTTTTGATGGAGCTGATTCTCACAGTTCCGTTTTCCATTATTTTTGCATAGTTCATGTTTAAATCTCCTTTCGGTATGTTACTTTAATATCAGGGTCAAGCTCCCCTCCGTCAACTGTGATGACTGTGGTTGGGTAGTAGGTTTTTAAGTTTCGGACAGCGTCTTGTTCGGATTGTGGGAGGGGGACGAATTCTTCGGAATCGTCCTTATACAGAACGTGCAATGGATTATCTGCCAAATACTGTTTATATGCATCCAGTGTAAGTTCCACATCTTCTGGGAGAGTTATACATAGGATCCCTAAATTATTTATAGTAATACCTGTATCTTTTTTGTATCCTACACTGGAATAGTCATATCCTAACAATTCAGAGCAGAACGGTACGGCTATTGGGAAAGTAATGTCTGTCCTATAAAATATTTTAGACGCAGGTTGAATTGACCACTTTCCAGTTTTTCCGTCAATCGTTTCATTCACGGAATTATACAACCACCCAATCTGTCCACCCTGCTCTACCAGTCTGTCCCATTTTGTAATAGGGCGGTCGGATGTGAGGGTGAGGGTTTGTTCTTTGTAGGGTTGGTAATCAGTTTGAGCTGGGGAAATCTCCACTTGCAAAGTTTGAATGGTATCCAAGAAACTTCGAATACTACTTCTGGTGCACATTAAATATACATAATCCTCTTCCGCTGCGATCGTATATTTACTATTACTAACGGATAAATTTGTATCGTGATATAACCATGCGATAACACTACCTGTCTCCTTTTTTGTAATTCCGAGATAGAATTTTTTCCCTTCGGTCAACTTTTCTGTATAGGAAAATGTAATCATACTTCCTTTTTTCGCACGGATTGGGAATTTTAGATAGCCATCTCCTTCTATAGATATCCAATTCGAAACATCTTTTGCCTTTTCACGATCAAACCGATTCTTCCCTGTCACTTTCACATCCACTTCATACTTCTGCTTCTCATCATTCCACTTTCCGACACTCTTGATTTCCTGCGGATATTCTGAGCTTGGGGATGGTTTACCGCCTGTGTAGGGTTCGTAAGGTAACGCGATATTTCCACTGTTTAACATAATGTGATACTTATTGTTATACGTATTCTGAGCCATAACATTAAGACCGACGTAAACCTCCGTGTCTTCATTCACATTAAAATTTTTCACAGCAAGATTGACAAGATATGAATTATCAGAATTTTTACTCAAAATGAAATCAATTTTTCCATCTACTTCCGATGAATACGTTCCTGCCTTTAGCAGAAATGGTTCTGATAATCTGATGGTTCGCCCTCCGCTAGAAGTTGCTGTTCCAGACAGTTTAATTTCTCCATTTGCAATATCAACAGATACTCCAAAAACTGTATACGAACCATCTTTTGGTTTTAGCAACTGCGCTCCTGTAGTCTGCACCTGCTCCGTCTTCCCACCAAGCTCCAACCTTTCAAGCGGAGCATCCAAGCTGTTCGGAAGTACCAACATCCCTGCCCCCTCTAGCTCTACCCTGTCATAATTCGGTGGCTGCGGAGCGGAGACTCCTAGAGGGCAGATCATATCCACTCCTATGATTCCTGTTCCATCTACCATTTTAAGCATTGTACTTCTACTCCTTTTTCGCTTGTTGCTGTGGGGATGATTTGGACTAGGTTACTCTTTCCACCGCCGTAAGAACCGTACTGCAATCGCTGTGCAGTCTGCGCCGGAATTAGTACGCTTTGTTCTTTTGTTGCGTCCCTTTCCAGAGATGCGTAAATATCACCGTCTGTGAAATTCTTGACCAGAAATTCTGATGACGCTGTCTCAAATTCAAAAATCAATGTTGATTCTGCTGTTGGCTGTCTGATTACTTTTACTTTACTCATTTCTAAACCTCCTAAATCGTTTTGGTACGGGTGCCACTCTTCCGAGCATATCGTAATAGATTCGCTCACGTTCTTGATGCAGCCCCATTCGTTTGCAAAATCTGGTGTATTCTCCAAGCTGTCCTTGATATTTTGCTTTCGCAAGCATCACATCGTCTGGGTCAGCTCCACCCTGTTTTAGTAGCACAGCCTTTTCTCTCTGCGCCCTCATTGCTGTTTCCATTTTCCGCTGTTGCTGTTTGGCTTCGTATAAGGTGTATTCCTTGCCGTTAAACGTCTTAAGTATACTTTCCTTTCGGTTCTGTTCTGCAAGCCAAGAATCAGACCAATTCCGCTCCGAGACGCCTTTTACAAAAGGGTAATACTCATGGTAACAGTTTGCTCCAAGTAGTCCGGTAACTGTTCCAAGACCGCATACCGTGACAAGTTCTTTTTTGCTCCACACCTTGCCCTGCCAAACTGCATGAGAGGGTCTCGCCCCTGCGTGCCACGTAATCTCAAAATGTTCTGTTCCTAACTTCTCGGCGTTCATTTCCGTGATTTTTCCGGTAAGCTGCGACACTCCTGTCATAACCGCCCTTCTGGCAGCCACATCAACTCTGTTGTGCCACCCGGAAGCGTAGTCAATGCTTCTGAGTCCGCTGTTGGTGAGTTGTGTGACCACCTTGCGAATCATAGTGTTATAGTCAAATACACCGTAAACCACACCTGTGATAGCCTTATCCAGATATCCTTGGTAGATGTCGGACAATGGAGTCATAACAAGCCTACCGCCGCCGTAGTCCACATAAAATCCCATGGACTTTGTGACATTCCGCAGCTCATCATTGCTCTGCCGGATGAACCCATCTGCAAGTTGTTGCAACTCCTTATTATCCTCGTAGGGGATATATTCCGCATTGACCTGTTCGTAGATATCTTTGTTGCGGACATATTCCCAGTCGATTACCTTGTCGTACAGCTCAAACACTTCCGGATAGGACAGGTTCAGTGTGGTTTTTATCATCTTTTCGATGTCCTCAGAAGAGTACCCGATGATCTGTAACCGGTTAATCTGCCAGTCTGCCGTGCTTGTAATTTTTCCGGCTTTTTTGATTCTGCGAACAATGTCCTCAAGAATCATCTGTTCCAAATCCAAAAAATGCTTTTCAATCTGTCCGGATAGCTGCTTTTTGTAGTCTTCCCTCAATTAGATCACTTCTCCATCTAAGATTTTTCTTGCTTCGTCTTTTTCGATTCCAATTGCTGTTGCAATCAAATTAACCGCCTGTCCTTCTGTCAGCTCTCCGGCTGTGTATTGAGACATAATAGCAATAAGACTCTGTGTTTGAGCACCATTTAATGTTTTACTTTGTACTTGTGCCCCCCTAAGTCTGAAAACATTTGATCGTCCATGACTTGATTCTGTTCCGGCAGCATCTTCTTTGCTGTGGCTTCATCCTCGTTGTACCATTTCATGCGATATTCCAAGTGCGACATCACGCCCATACCCACGTCCTGTCTGTCCTGCTGGCGCTCTGTTTCCTCATCGGTCAGAATGGAATCGTTGAATTTGCAAGAGAACTCATATCCCGAATTAAGCATGCTGTTGTAGAATGCAAGCCCTGCGGCGAAGTCTTCCAAGCAATCATATAAATTGTTCTGAATCGCCGTCACTCGGTTGTACTTCCGGTTCTTTGATGCTTTAATTTCCGTGGCTGTTTTCGCTACTTCCTGCGCATCTGACAGGTCTCCATAAGCAAGTCCTACGGAAAATTCGATTTCACGCTTATACTCTTCCAACCCACGCTTAAAGGCTTCGTCCCTCATTTCTGGGGAGTATTCTTTCAGGAGTTCCTGATCCTTTCCAGCATCCAGATTCATTCCCCGGTACAGTTTGTTTTTAAGTTTCGGTAGTCCAAGTTTTCCGGTTGCCTTGTCTTGCTTAAGCGCTCTATTATCCACATGGATAGCACGCTCGCCCGATTCGTATTCCCAGTCAAGTCTTGCTCCCTGTGTATCCGCTTTCCGAATCAGTTCAGCGGCAGATTCATATACTGATACACCGCAGGCAGAACCATCCACCTTGTTTTTAATTGGATTCCTGTAATATCCGAAGTCCATTCGATTCATGCCGGGGTATGTAATCGGTCCAGATAGGATATTTTCCCACTCTTCCACTGCTTCTAAGCTGCACGGAAGACCGATATCATTCGCTGTCTGGGAGTGAAAACACTTGTTTTCTATGGTCAGATTCCCATCCACAAAATAGTGCCGTTCAAGCTTTGTGAAATAATCAGCGTCCCCAACCTTTTTTACGGTCAAAAACGCAATATCATTCAGCTTTCCATCATCCCCGAAGCTAATCGGGATAATCTTGTCGGCTGAGACAAATTCAGCAGCCGATTCTCCCAGTGGTTTCAAAACAAATGACCCAAGCGCAAGCCCTTCTTGCAAATTCTCATTCAGGCTCGCGATATTCTTCTGATAGATCTTGTCCAGACGTTCATTACTTATATTGATTTCCATTTCCACAAGCGCGCAGTCTGCAAACTCTCGGCAAATTCCATCTTCAATCCCAAGAGAAACAATGCTATCCGAAATCCATTCTGCATCACCATTTAACATCTGTCTCCATCTGTTGATTGCATCTATCATGTCGTTGGATAGTGCGATATCCTTGCCGATGATCTGTTTTAATGTCGTATATCCAAACATCCTCATGATTCCTTTCCATAATCTCTTAATTCCATCAAACATCTTCCACCTCTTCAATTAGGTATTTCATATCACGTTCAATCGTGTATTCAAATGCATCCAGGCTGTCAATGTCAGTGCTGCCGTCATCCAGACGTTCATCCTTCCCAACAGCTTCTTTGTTCCAGACCGCATCTGAAAAAGCGGTTTGCAGAGATTCGCAGTCTTTTGTAATAAAAAACCGCCCAGCCCCCATGAGCTTGACGGTGCATCTGATTCTGTCGTTGATTGGTCTTTTCTTTGCTGGTTTGACAGCGATCCACGGAAACTCCTTTTCCACAGCGTTACGGATAGAATTACCAAGCACTGTCTCTGCATTATCCCAGAATACGGACTCTACGTTACAATACTGCACGTAATCACCGCTTTTCACGCATACCGAATATTGTTCTATTACTTCTCTGATAAATTCGCAAAACAACTCATTCAACCTATTGCTGTCGATGTCTTCTTTTTCATCTTTCGCCGTGATTCTACGTGATTTTAGCGCAATTACATCTCTGTAATTATCCGTATATCCTCTGGCAACGAATGAGTGGCCGGATTGATTACCGCCAAAATCCAAGCCGATCTCGATTGATGTAATATCTTCCCTTCGGAACTGCTTATACTCTGAGTCTGGAGAGAACTCATCCACAATCTCGCATCTAAATGATTTCGGAACATCAGCAAACCGCTTATAAATTGCCCCATCTGCTCGTTTCCACAAGCCAAGGATGAGGCGGTCATAATAGATTGTACCCTCATATTCCTTGCAGAGTTGCTTAACAAATTCTGGATCCAGAAATGGATTATCAAATATCGTGTACTTTTGGAGATAGATGTCCAGCTCTACATTGTCGATGAACTCTTTGAGCCAGTGTGTCGGATGTTCTGGGTTGCAAGCTCCATCAAAACAGGAGTACGTCTTATCGAGACGGGATTTCAGCATCTGGAACACCTCTTTGTTCCATTTTGCTATCTCATCTCCGTAGCAGTACTTAATGGATGCTCCCTGTATCTTTGCGACTTGGCTGACCTTTTCCGCTCCGAGACAATAGACATCCTCTCCGCATACTCTTGCCACATTGCGGTTGTTAATGTTCCCGATTAGATCACTGGTATAGATTTCCCTCATCGGTTGGAGTACGTTTCGCTCTATGGATTCTTTGGAGACACCCATGATTACATTTAAGCCAGGGAGTCCATCTCTCTCTCGGATTCTTTTCGGGACGATATAAGCGGTATCAACAAAAGACTTTCCAGAACGAACCGCTCCGGACTTGATATTCCATCTATGAGTTGCGTTTATGATGTATTCATTCTGTTTTTTGCTTAGCTGCATTGTCATGCAATCCTTTCAAGATTTCATCCAGCTTTTCAATTGCTGTTCTATCCTCGTATTCTTGCTTATCTCTCCATTTATCCGGTTTCCGGTTCTTCAACCAGAAGATCTGGGCTGTAGTGTCCGGCGCTACTTGCTTTGTGACCTTTTTCGTAGTTTTCATTTCATCGAGTTCCGGTATATATTCTCTGGTCGTTTCCGTGTACTCATATCCAAGCGCACGTTTTAGCAGAGCATTCTCGACTTGACGATCAACAACCTCTTTTCCTCTTTTTAGGGTGTCCGAAATGTCCGAATACTTGTCTTTCCAGCTATTTAATGTACTTCTGGAAATCCCGATATTATCTGCAATCTGCTCGTCCGTCAGACCATCTCTCGCCCATCCCTCTATCTTTAGCAAGCCTTCCGGCTCTAGCCACTCTTGATATTTACCTTTCGCCATCCGACTCACCACCTTTAAAACATAATAAAAGCACCCATCTCTGGATGCCAAGAATTTAGGACTACTGCTATGAAAATTACAAATGCCAGCAAAAAAAACAAAATAACCAAGTACGCAATCAAAATTTATAAGAAAAAGTAGGAAACTTTGCAGTAGTCCACAGCGGGTATAGCAGGACTCGAACCTGCGACACGTCGGTTAAAAGCCGATCGCTCTACCAACTGAGCTATACACCCATAGGATGCCTTTTATTGACATCCTTTACCCTATCCGCACTCGGGTACTGACACTAAATATAGATTGCTGAATCTATTTTTGTTTGTTTTGCAGATCTGCGGATATCTGCGTTTTGGTACCATTTGTGATGTAAAGCCGGTGTGCACTCCCCAGAACAGACCTCAGCTGTGCAGCCTGTATACTCACATCACAAAGCGGAGCACTTGGAATCGAACCAAGGACACATGGCGCGACCCTGCGCGTCTACCACTGATGCTATACTCCGCATAAAAACACCGCCAGACAAGAAAAGGGGAAAGTCCGGCGGTGTTCCGAATGTTTGGAAAGATTGTTTTAGAACAATATATAATCGTTCTAGAATAATTATATCATAAGCAAAATGTTAATTGTGTTAATCTTTCAGATATTCGCTAATTATTTGTGAAATTCTTCCTCTGCTATATCCAATGATGTCTGCAACCTCTTGCTGCTTCTTACCTTCCACAAATGCCAACTCAAATATCTCTTTAATCTCCGGATCATCAATCCCGTTTATGTAGTCTTCAACTTCTTTCTGCTCCTTCAGAATCAGTAACCTATCCGCTTCTTTCCTTCTGATCTGCCGTCTTACATTCTCTTCTTCGTAAGGATCATACATTTGTACGGATGTTCTCACTTCGGTGTACGGGAAATCTGCACTGGATCCTGTTACTTTCCCCATAACAACAGTTGGTTCCCGTTCGCAGAGTTCTTGTATCTGGTTCTCAATCCGGATAAGTCTATCTTTGTTTGGCTTATACTTTTTCAGTGTTTTCTTGTCCAACTCAATCACCTCCCGGAATCCGCTCTTTTATGTTGTATTTCTCTGCTATGTAGTCCACAGTATCCTTATTCGCCCTCTCGCCGCCTTTAAAGTCACAGGCAAAGGCTTTATGCCCCTTTTGCTTTAAAGCTGTCTCACATGGCTTTCTCGTTGCCATAGTGTATGCTTCTATTTTCTTCATGATGTCCGCTGTCTCCTTTCTGCATCTAGCTTATTATCACCATTCACTCACCCTCACAGGAAGTATGATGCCTATTATTTCTCCGTAGCGTGTAAACACGGCATTGTAGTATTCAGAGTTTCCTGGGTGTTTAATAAGATTTGGCGTGCATCCGTCGAACATTTTCAAATATTTATTATCAAACCAAGCGTATCCCCCTGTTGTCTCGTCTCTTATTGCTCTCAGAATGCTTTTGCCAGTTGTAAGCATTCTGTTTGACAACTTGGCCGCCCTCATTTGGCTCTGAATATTTTCTGTGGAAAAATGTTTCACCCCATCTTCTGGCAATTTCTTCTGCTTATCTATGTCGAGCAAGAAATCTTCTTTCTTCACAAATACAATATATCTACCTTGCGTAATCATCACTTTTCCGTCTATCTCGCCCATCATATACGATCTTGTCTTCACTGCTTCTATCTGCACTTTATCTTCGATTAGCATTTTCTCTTCTCCTTCCTGCGTCTCATGGTTTCCCTGTTCATGCCGTCACCTCAATCTCTTCTCCGGTCAGCTCTTCCAACTTCTGTCGCATTTCTTCCACTGTCATTTTCTTTGGTTCTTTGCGCTCCCAGATGAGTTCAAGGTTGCTTTTAATAAACACATCTTCTATGCGTCTGAGTGATTCCGGAGTAATCCTATAGACTTTAACGATATCTCCTTCTGTATAACCTTTACATTTCAAGTCATCGGCATAACAGTTCATTTCATTGTATCCACATTTCCTCACTACCTCCTCAGCCAATACAAGATACATGTTGCCATCTCTTTGTTCAACTACCATCCCATCTCTCAAATCTGCCTTGGTAAATTCTTTGTCCATGTAATCACTCCATTCTAAGATTTTATAATTGTACTTTTCCGCAAAATCACGAGTCGAATATTCTCCGTTTCCGTAATAACACGTTCCTTCGTTGCGCATATAATTTGTATTTTTCAAATAACTTTTTCCGTTACACCACTTCATTCCATGTTCATGCATCTGCTTGCAGAAGTCTTTCGCTTCCTCCTCAGTCTTACAGTACACCGCAATCTTATTGTATTTATTTTTAAATTCTTTCCATTTAAACTTTTTCATCTTCCTACCTCACTATCTTTCGCACAATCCAATCCAAAAACACCACAAATAGCAGTATCGGAAATCCCGCAGCCATCAGGTAATCCGCACCTTCTAGTTTTACATCCTCTTCCAATCCTGTCTTTAAAGTAATCACGGTTCCCAGCCCCAGGATGTAGTACAGAGCCAGGAATGCGATTGTGATTAAAATGTCCATGCTATTCCTCCCACCTATTATTCCATCCTTGCCTTGCTGCATCCTGTGCAATCATCTTGTCATCCCGCCACGCCTTAATTGCCACATAAGGCCCAGATGCTCCGCAAGCACCGCACACTACCCTATATCCTTTGCCTCCCATTCTCCGGATTCTGACTCTTCTGTCACGGCATCCGCAAAATGGACACGCTTTAATTTTCATTCCGCATTCTCCTTATCCACATACTTCTCCACAATATCTACTGCACAAGTCAGCCCATAAATATAGCTTTCCAGTTCTTCTGCTGTTTTGCTCGCTCCATGTCTTTTCTTTTCTTCCTTTAAGGTTTCGTAGGCGTCATTTTTCATGGATTCGATTTCTTCCACGATTTTCTCTAATGCGTTCATCACTCCACCTCCAACAGCTCTGGATTATCAAAGATATTTCCGATAACTTCCGTTCTATTTGGATTCCGATTATATTTAAAAACATCGTTATTGGTGCATTTTTTATTTCCTCGTCCACATACTGCCCATGATCCCCTCCATTCGCTCCAAAACACAGCACCTACACGATATTTTATCTCTTCGCCATCTTTTAAAAACGGACTTCCATCATAGTCATAACTATATCTGAGAATATCATTCTCCCAGATCTTCTTATCGTTTTTGTCGGTAAGTCCGGTGTACTGGCATAAAGTACTTGGAGCAATCTCGCATTTTAGTAATATATCTGGTAATTCTTTGCTAATTTTGTGTATTTCCACTTTTCCAGAAGGATATGCAACAACATACCCTTCCACCCATTCTCCATTGTCTTTTCTCTTTGCTTTAAAAAGGATTTCTCTATTCATCTTCCTTTCCTCCGTTCTGTCGCATCTGCTCTATGTAAATATTTGTGGCGCATCTTACAATCTCCGGTTTTAATCCATCGTAATCTGTGCCTTTATAGAAAGTTTTGTCACACGATCTTTTAATCATATACAGGATATCTTCAAATGTTCGTTCTTTCACTTTCCCTCTCCACTTCATTATCGTATTTCATGCACTTTCCATCCTTGTACGCTACGCATTTTTCTTTGATACACGGATGCAACACTGGTCTAACAAAATCGCCGTTGCCAATAAGCATTGCTTTTACCTCTTCTTTTCCCGTTAAATCAGGGCAAAATAAAATCATTGCTCCACCTCCCCATACTCCGGACACTCCACACAATACTCATACATGTCCATTCTTGCGCACTGGTCTTTGCACACTTCATTTTCCGGGCACTCTATGCAACAACGATCACATCCGCATATACTTGTTAATTTACATCTTCCCATCATGATTATTCCTTTCTCGAATCTATCCTCTGTCCGCAATTCGGGCAGTAATCATATTCATCGTAATCTACTTCATACCTTGTTCCACAGTTTGGGCATAACCATTCGTCCCATACAAATGTTCCGTCTGGCGCATATCCGTCCCCTACATACGTTGGTTTCTTCGCCGTATCACGCTCTTTCAGTCCTGCATCTGCTCCAGCAGCTTTGCGCAATTGTTATACTGGTTCAAAATATCGCACACAAACCGCCCCATCTTGCACTCTGCGCATTTATCTTCCAGTTGCTCTCCGTTTAACTGGTCTGGATATTTACACAGGTTGTCGCAGATATGCTCCATCATTTCCGTTGTAATCCCATCCATCCATGTTTCTTCTGTTTTCGCCATTAGTCATTCCTCCTACACCTCATATCTTTGCAGAAATACAATTCCGTCCCTCTCTTTGTCTTTACATACTCAAAATCTCCGATAATTTCCCGTCCGCAGGAAGAACAGATATGTACTTCATTTTTCTTCGGATTCTCTTTCTTTTTTTCATAGCCTACTGTAAATACCTCCGCATTAATATCCGGTTTGGATTCGATACCGCCCTGTTGAGTCGGCAACTTGTCCGCACCCAGCCCTCGTGAAACTCCATGTAATTTGCGATTGTTCCAAAGATATCCTTAACCGAAGTTTCTTGTTTCTTTGACTCAGGCAGCATATCATTGTCTTTTAAAAAGTTTTTGAACGTTTCAATACTTGCATCTATTCCGCTCTCTTCTCTTATTGCTGCATAGATGTTCTGGATCGTAAGTCCGTATTCGATCATGCACTTAATTTCTCCCTTGTACGGTTCGTATTGTTTTCTTTTATTTTCCATTTTTCTTAACCACATCCTCTCGTTTGCTATTACCCTCTTTTTCACTTCTTTTCCAGTAATATCCTCAAGTACTCTGCAGATATGCTCATCCGTGCATCCGAGCTTTACCATCTCTTCGATCTGGAACTTGTAGGGATCCAGAAAGTGTACTGGTCTACTCATTTCCCTCTCACCCTGTTCTTTCTCTTCCGCTTTGTACTGCCGCGCGTAAACAAATCCATATTTCCGTGTCTCAATCCGGTAAACTGTTTCTTATAGACTCTAAAACCGTATCTTTTTCTGTTCATGTTTGCCTCCTAACTGAAACTTACTTCCGGCTCTTCCTGTGGACATATTTCTCCATCTGCTTCCATTTCGTTTATGATGATTTTCGTTCCCGCTCTTTGCAATCTCATTAACAACATGTCAAATTCCCCGAGATATCGAAGAGACTGGATATTCACACATCCTAAATTATCAAGTGTATGCTCTTTTTCAAAATCCCATTTTGATATCGGAATCTCGATGTTTAATTCTTCATCATGATCGTTTTCGAAAACAATCACCGCCCTATGCACAGAACTCCAAACAGGTCTTTCACTCTCTTCTATTCGCATCTCGCATCCGACCGATTCGTAGTATGGTCCATCGTCAAACTCCACTTCCAGGCCAGTTGTACTGATCTTCTTCTCGCACATTTTAATCCATGCTTCAAACAGATCCGTGACTTTAATCTCTTTTTCTTCCTGCTTGATTGATAAATCCTTAAAATTCTCCAGAATCTTTTTATTCTCAATGCAAGCATCGGAATTTACGATTTCTGTAAGCACCGTATCCAACTTTGGAAGGTATTCCGAAAAATCATACTTCTCTATGTACGGCACCATGACATCGTTTATCTTTTTCTTCAGTGCCTTTTCCGCATCTCCCCATCTAAACGCTGATCCTATTGCCGATTCTATCGATTCCTTAAATTTCTTTTTGAGTATTTCCTTTACTTCTTCCTCGGAGAGACACTCCTGTGCCATTTTTAATAATTCTTCTTTCATTTTGCTCCTCCTTAATTCGAATTCAACAGCTGTTCTTCCAGAGAGTCCATGTCGTATCCTCTGCGTTCGAAGTTGTTTAAGTTTCTGCTTACTGGCGGTTTTGCTGGCACTTTTTCCGTCTGCTCTTGGTTAAGATAAACATCGAAATTACTGCCGAACAGGGTTTTTGGTCTTAGATATATCCTCATATCATTAACTCCGCGCTGTAATTCCTCTTTTGTTGGCTTTCTGCCCCACTCATGGTATTTTTTATCAATCACCGTCTTAAAGTCATCCAGAGTGTATCCTTCATTGAATCTGGCTTTTATTTCCTTCTGGTTACTCTTAACATCCCACCTTAGTTTCTTGCCTGTCTTTTCATTCAGGTAAGTTATGATCTCTTTGTACGGGACATATATATTATTATCTTTTTCTTTATCTTCTTCTTTATCTATATCTGAAACAGCGACGTCAGGCGTTCTTTCAGACGACTTGTCAGACGATTTTTCAATCAAAGCCCTCTGTTTGGCTCTTCTTTCCTCTTGGTACAGCCTGTCACGCTCCTTTTTTCGTTCATAAGCATCCAATGTCTGGTGCTTATTCCAGTTCGGGATCGTGATTATTCCCTCCACTATCTCAATCATTTTAAATTGCTCAAACGCATTCAAAGCCAACTTTACAGTAGATTCATTCATTCTAAAGATTGTAGCCAGCATCTTGTCTGTGTAGGGAATCTTGTCATTCATCAGGAATACACCACCGTTATTCTTTTTCCCGGCAAGACATAGTAACTTGAACCAGACTGTTATAATTGCATAAGCATCCGGTAAACTCTCTATCAGCAATATCTTTTCATCATCAAAGATATCCGTTGCTATCTTGATCCACTTAACTTCTGCCAATTACTACACCTCTATTCCACAATTTTTAAGCGTCTGTCTGGCAGCCTTTAAGCTCCAGCCAATGCTCTTTAATCTGCTTGTCCCCTGCATTACATACTGTTTTAAAAGCATACGCTCCTCCAATAAATTCATATCCGGTATAAAATATCCTTGCCCGTCCTGCATATTTAGGATTGGAATTTTACGCCTTGCATGATGGATCGCATCTCTCATTTTCCGGTCTTCAATTCCAGACAGACGGCAAAGCTCTGATCTGGTCACTGCGTTTTTGCGTCCAGTCAGTATGTAATTCAAAATATCTTTTTGTCCGTTCATTCTTCTCCTTTCTCCGCCCAGAGTTATCCAGGCGGTAATGATAATGGCTTACGAAAGTATTTGTGACGTACTACACAAGCAACATGAACGGGTTACAATTTATAACAAGGCTTTCTACCTCATTACCTCTTCAATTCGGACAATGATTCCTGGAGCGCCGCTTGTATACTCAAACTCATGCGTTGTATTCACGACATGGGCTGGATCATCATTAACAATCACATCGCATTTCTGCAATGCGTCCTCAATCACCTTATCTGCAAAACTAAAAACATTCATTCTATCCCGTTTATTGCCTTTTTTCGGCTCTTTAAACGTATAGTGCAGAATGATAGGCTTATCTGTTTTAAAACGCTTCAAACCAAGTCTGACGGCGTTACAGGCTATCATCTGATACTGTTGTTTCATTCGGTTTCCGGCTTTTGGGTTTTTCCCAATCTCATGTATGTAATCATTCAGCCCCGGGAAACAATGTCCTTTGTAAAAATTTCCTTTAATTTCAAAAATATGATTGTCCATATCTCTCCCTAAATTCCTCTCGCGTATGGTTCTGCTCATAGATTGCCTGCCCTACCATCTTCGACAGTGCCATGCTTACACCATCTCCATGTATCCTTTTGTGGCAATCACTACATACAGGCAGGAGCAGCTTGTCCTCCGTTCCTTTTTGCCTTCTTCCTTTTCCACAGATCAGGTGATGCCCCTCGATGTTGTATGGTTTCCCGCAGATCAAGCAAAACTCAACGTATTCCGTAACCACAGTGTCTGACTTTTTCATCTATACCTCTCCTATCAAATTATCTGGCCAGATTGGTGCTTTTAGTATTTTGGTGTGCTTGCACCAGTCGCAAACTTCACAACGGATTGGATCGATTTCTCCATTTTTCAGAGAGAGAATCTTTGACACATTCATCTCCATTCCAGACAAGCAATCATTCATCCATTCCTGCGGGATCTGGATAATCTCGATATCTGGCACTTTCTCCTTGCTAGCTGCTGCGATATAAAACGGCAACCGCTCCCCTGTATTGATCCTCACTACCTCTTGGTATACGGCAGCTTGTATGTCATAGCCCCAAAATCTCACAAAGTCCATCAATCCCATGTCTTTTGCGTAATGCGCTTCTCTCAGGGATTTCATTACTTTCAAATCAACGATGCATTTACCGGGCAAATAGCTGTCAAGCTTCACTTTCCATTTCGCTCCAAACAGATCGGCTGTAAAGATTTTCTGCTTTTCTCCACTCATAAACATCATGAATAAAGGGTCTCTTTCGATTCTATTTATGATCTCTTCTGCTTTTCGGTACTCTGCCTTTAACTCTCCTTTTTTTGTAAATATCTCTGTGTTATGAGCCTTAAACAAATCAAGCGTTCCTTCGAAATGCGAATCCACATAAGAGCCAACCAGAAGTGCTGTTGTTTTCTCCATCTCCCAGTAACCATTCAGCTTTGCAAGTGCCTGTTCCTCACACCCAACACGTCCGATTGTTCCGCAGAAATCCTTATACTGCGAGACGCTGAGATACTTCCGATTTGCTTCTTTGCTGTAATAATTTTCCTGTGTTAAAATCATTCGAATACCTCTTCTGCTTCTTGCACTGCTGCTTCAAAATCAAACGGGTTTTCCGCTACTCTTGTATCGCTTTTGGATATGTCCTCTGCTTCACCCTCGACATAAACCCCCATAAGAGAATTTGGAGTATATACCCGAGCAAAGAACGCAGCCGCACGATATGCAAGCATCTGCTCCGGCATGGTTTTCCATTTACTTCCTGTTTTTTCATACCATCCCTCTTTTTTAGCCATTTCGATCGTCACTGTAGTTCCTTTGATTTTCTCTCCACTATCTTTATATTCTGCTTCAATTCTGCATCCCCAATTATCTGTATGAGGTGTTCCATCGTACACCGGACGGACGTTTTTAAATTCTGTATTCGCCCGGATCATACTCATACAAGCCTGTCCACTCCATGTAGGTTTACCTTTTACAACATACAGGTTCTGCATGACCATCATAGGGGATACACCCATCCGATTCGCCATATCTACTGCAATCGTGCAATCCATCGGCTTGCCTTGGTAATTCTGTGGCACCAGCTGCGATGTAGCAAACATTTTTCCAATATCAAAAATCTTTTGAAAACTCTGGCTGTCCGCAAATGGACTCAATTCGTGTTTTTCCTCTTTTACAATCATTTCTTCCATATCGATTCTCCTTACGTTTTAATTTTCATGTACCCAATTCCCGGAATAAAACCATTCCACCAGCATTTCTTTAAATTCCTTCTGGTCATCCGGTGTACCGTGCAAGCATCTTTCCAGTGCATATTCAAACGCCTGGTCTTCTGTTACTACCGTGTCTTTCTCTGGTCCGATACCTACATACATCATTCGTCCTCCGTCTTGTCCACTGCCATTTCCAGCAATACCCCAACTAAAATAATTGCATCATCTAGTTGCTTATCTGTTGCAATACCGTCAAACAAATCGTAATCTCCATCAGTAACAAATCCGTTTTCTTGTGCGGTTAAAAATATTCTGCTACCGTAGTTCGAAAATTCAATGTTTACGTACGGATACCCATTCCTACCTTCTCCACGCTCTTGAATCTCAAGAATTAAGTCTAAAAGTTTATGTATTTTTTCTCTATCCATTGCTTATCCTCCTAAAATCTGTTAATATATTCTTGATTTTTTTCCTGAGTGCTCGAGGGTTGCCGCCCTGTGACAGCACTCTTTTTTAATACCCGACTGCCAGATACCACGCCAGTAGCACCAAGATAAACCCGATCACCATCGCACCGACTCTGATCCAGTAAGGCTTGTCCTCTTCTTCCGGCAGCTCTACAGAGACGGACCGGATGTCCCAGCTGTTTAATGTGTTGGGTTGCTGAGTGGTCTGGCAGTGGTATGTTCCTTTAATCTCCATGCTTGTCCTCCCTTCTACCGCCTAAGCGGTTTTCTCTTCTGTCCTCTTTTCGAGTGTGTAATCAATTTTCACATGTTCTTGTTCTTCGATAAGAGATATCAACACTTGTATGATTTTTTCCATATCTGGCTTCATAAAATCACCTCTCTAATATGTATGATGGTTAGATTGTCCATGATATGTTGTCCTAGTCATCTTCTTTTTCTTTATTTTCTTCGTTCTTCTGGCTCTTCTGCGATGCCATAGCTTCTGCAAAGCCGAGAAAATAACCTTTATTCATGTCGGACATATCCGGCAGTGCTTGCGCTACTTTTCTGATGATTTCTTTCTCTTTTTCGCTCATGTGTACCTCCTATGCTACATTCAGGAATTTGTTGATAAAATACTGCTGTCCTTTGCCGGTTACTTTTGTGGTTTTGTTAATCCGAACGGAACCATCTGGATTCATAGCTGTTGTCTCTTTCACTTCAAACAGCCCTAAATTCATAGATTTCTGTGTGGGCGAGTTCCATTCCGTTCCTTTTCTCTTACTCAGATATCCATTTTCACGCAACCACTCAAATAAGCGCTTCTGCCCTGTTTCAACGCCGTTCTGTTTCAAAATCTTCGCCAGATCGCCGATTAAGATGGATGTATGACTGGTAGCGACAGCATCCGCAAATATCGCTTTCGGCTTCATTTCCTCAATCTGTGCTGTCTGCTCTTCAATGGTCTTCTGCGCTTCCAGAACTGCCAGTGCAAGAAGTTCTTTACCCTGCGGAACGTGCTCTTTGATGATATTTTCCATCTCATGAAACCGTTTGATGTATTTTGCTGTGAACTCCGTCCCTTTGACTCCTGTGAGTTTGTGGGCGATAAATTCGCAGCCCTCTTTTGTGATTAAATAGCACGGATACTCTTTTCCTCTCTCGTTTTTGTACTTAGATTCTACAAAGAAATCTGACTCACCAATTTTGGAGAGTGAAAGTTGTTCGATGTATGTGCGGATATCTCTAAGCAATTTATCATGCGCTTTTCCTACCATCTCAGCAACTTCCCGGCTGTCTAATTTCTGTTCTAATTTGTTCAATACTTTTTACCTCCTATTTTTATTGCCGTCGTAACCTCCGTGGCGGGATTGTTTTCTTTTGGTTTATCTCCTATACTGTAAATACAGGGCACCGCCATGCCTGAGTATTACGAAAGGAGCGATTTTATGAGACGTTGTAATTCGCCATTTAACGGCAATCGCTATGTGCTTAATAAAAACACTGGTGAAATCCATGATTTAGACCGCGAAACCTCGTGCTGCCGCATAAATGATATAAAGTCCGAACATATCTTTAATTGCAGTTCCTATGAGGAAGCTGTTGTTTTTTCTTCCATGCTTGACATCAGAAGAAACGGATGTGCTCACTGCATGCCAGAGAAAAACAACGGATAACCATTAAGAGCTGCTTCTTTTAAATGAGGTAGCTCTTTTTCAGGCATCTCCTCTTCAAGAAGTTCTGCAAATGCTTCAGGAGTTTTTTTGACTTCGATCAAGCCAAATACCATATTAGAAAACTCTTTCTCTCTAGTAATGGATTTCAATACATCGAATTTTTTTATCTTTCTATCCTTATTTTCTTCGTCAAGGCCTATAAACTCATCGATATATTTTTCGATACGTTCAACCCCCTGAATTTCTTCGCGCAACTCTTCTGGTTGTTCAAGAATTTTTTTCACAGCATTCCTGATTAAATTCTCCGTATTTACCTTCTGAATTTTGATGTCATCTTCACACTTTTTGATGCGATACAACAAGCAATCCCATTTTCGTCTTGAAACCCACATCTTTCTCACCTTCCTTTCTTTAAACTCTGTCCTCTGCATTTCTCAATCCGGGCTTGGAACCGGCTTTGGCTGCATTACAGTGCCAGAATGCGTCCGGCGGTTTATCAGAGCTGTTGTCATTTTCTTCAAGCCCAAGATCAATCAACATATCATTGAATTGATTGGAAATCTTTAAAATAAATTTTGTTAAAATAATAAGAGATTTCACATTCCCACGATCTGCTATCTTCCTGTGAGCTGATAGCAGATTTTTTATAACTGTCTTTCTAATGTAAAATCCAAATTCTTCTTTTATTTTCATTTCCATTTCCTCACTTTCAGTTTTTGTTTGTGTTGTTTGAGTTTGCGAACTCATAATACATCCGTTTTTAGAGTTTGTCAACCCTATTTCTTAAAAATTTATTTGTTTTTTTGAGTTGATAAACTCATGCAGTTATGATATAATGTATTTTGCAAGGAGGTGATAGAATGGAAATGTTCGAGCGAATAAAACTCCTCCGGACTGAACAATTACATATGACACAGACCGAATTCGGTGAAGCTCTTGGAGTAAAAAGAGACGTTATAAATAATATTGAAAATAACCGTTTGAAAAATCCAGAGAAACAGGAACCGATTTATAGGTTGATGTGCGAAAAATTTAATGTAAACGAAGAATGGTTAAGAACCGGAAACGGTGAAATGTTTATCCCGTTGACAAGAGACCAGTTGATTACAGACTTCGCTGCTGATCTTATAATGGAAAACGATACATTTAAAAAGAGATTAGTAGAAGCTCTTGCAAAGTTGGATGAAAATGAATGGGAAGTCCTAGAAAAACTCGCTGAGAGCTTAATTAAAAAAGACTAGGGTTCCCCTAGCCTAAAAGTTTTTTGCAGAATCGGTATACAAGTTCCAACATCTCAATGTTGTTGGACTTGTTAACCAATTCAATGATAAGTTTTTTGTAGTCCATTCGCGATCCCCCTAACTGCAAAAACACATGTTCGAAATCCCTAAACATATAATACTATTTCATTGGATAAAAATCAATATTTTGTTCGAACATTTGTTCTGTTATTTTTTGGTACTTATGTACCTCTCTATTAAGTAAACAACCTAAAACAAGGAAACTTACGCGAAATTGGACAATCGTCCCAGATCTGGGACACTTATTGATATGGAGAGTCGATAAGGTCGAAAATTCGGACTTCTAATCCTTTGGCAAGTAATTCCAGCGTGTCGGCTGTCGGTGATATTTCACCATTTGCAATACGGTTAATCGTTGATTTTGATATTCCGGTCGCAATGGATACTTGCCGAGTAGATAGGTTTTTATTGGACATGATCTTATCGAGTAATATCTTCATAATATTTTAATTGTAGTATATTCCAAATCTGGAAACTACAGGTAAATAATGGTAATGATATAACCGCTTCGGCGTTTATATAGAGTAAAGTGGTGTTAATGTACATAAGAAAGTGAGGAAACTATGAAAAAGAAAATTGTAGCAATGCTATTAGCGGGAATTATGGCATTATCAATTACAGCATGTGGTGGGGATGCCGAACCATCCAAAGACACCGAAACAAAGACAGAAGAAACAACAGACCAGAAAGAAGAGAAGAAAGAGCCTTTGGATTTAACTGGAACATGGAAATCAGAAGAAGTCGAAGGGTCATATCAAGAAGCTACGATTTCTGATGATGTAATAGAAATAAATTGGGTGTCTGATGGAGGAAATACAAAATCACTTTACTGGGCTGGCACTTACGTTGCGCCAACCGAGCCAACTAACGATTACGCATGGACATCGGAAAACGATAAAGAAAAAACAGGGATGGCGTTACTAGCATCAAGTGACGATACAAAAGAATTTACATACAAAGACGGTGTGATTAGTTATGAAGCGTCCGCTATGGGAACTACAAAAAAGGTCGAGTTAACTAAAGAATAA